CGTCAGTTTTTGCGTCCGCGAAACTATTCCAGGGGGTACCCGATGCTGGCTGAAGGTGGGAAGGTCGCCCAGAATGCCTCGTAATCGCGCTCAGGGTCGTCAGGATGCGCCGACCGCCACCCTGGAGGCCCCAGGCCCAGGGATTCCAGTCGAGACGGTGGCCATCCAGCAGTTGAAACCCCACCCCCGCAACTACCGGACGCACCCGCCAGACCAGCTTGCCCACATCATCCGCAGCATCGAGGAGCACGGCATCTATCGCAACGTGGTAGTGGCCCGAGACTACACGATTCTGGCAGGCCACGGTGTGGTGAAGGCACTCGGCCAGATGGGACGCACCGAGGTCCCTGTGCTGCGCCTGCCCATCGACCCCAACAGCCCCCCGGCCCTGAAGCTCCTGGCGGGAGACAACGAGATCGGGCACCTTGCCGAAGTAGACGACCGGCTGTTCACCGAAATCCTGAAGGAGATCAAAGACCTCGGGGACCTCCTGGGCACCGGCTACGACGACATGATGCTGGCCAACCTCGTCTACATCACCCGGCCCGAGGACGAGATCCGCGACCGCAACGAGGCCGCGGCCTGGGCCGATGCAGGGATGCCGGATTACGAGAACGGCGTGCTCCCGTTCAAGATCATCATCAGCTTCCGCACCGAGGAAGACCGCCAGCAGTTTGCAACCAAGGCGGGCCTCACCGTCAACAAGAAGGAATCCGCAACCTGGATGACATGGTGGCCCTACCGCGAGGCCGAGGACCTGTCTTCGTTGCGCTTCGAGCACCAACCACAGCAGCCCGTCTGATGTCACGCTACCCGGTCTACGTCATCTCGAAGGGCAGGCACGATTGCGGCCTTACCGCGCGGTTCCTGATTGCCGATGGGACGCCGTTCAGTCTGGTGGTGGAGCCGCAGGAGGAAGCCGCGTACGCCAGCATGTTCGGTAAAGACCGGCTGCGCGTGCTGCCGTTCTCCAACCTCGGCCTCGGCTCCATCCCGGCCCGCAACTGGGTATGGGAAGACGCCAAGGCAGCAGGCCACGCGCGGCACTGGATTCTCGATGACAACATCTACTCAGTCAAGCGGCGCTACCAGGGCAAGCGGATTCCCTGCGACTCCAACGCCGCCTTCGCCGCCGTGGAAGACTTCGTAGACCGCTATGAGAACGTGGCCATCGCAGGACTGAACTACGAGATGTTCACGCCCAACGGCAAAGCCTTTCCGCCTTTCCTCACCAACGTACACGTCTATTCCTGCCTGCTCATCCGTAATGACCTACCGCACCGCTGGCGGGGGCGCTACAACGAAGACACCGACTTGTGTTTGCAGGTGCTCTCCAGCGGATGGTGTACGGTCCTGGTGAACGCCTTCATCATTCACAAGGTCACCACCATGAAGATGAAGGGCGGCAACACCGCCGAACTCTACCGCGACGATGGGCGGCTCAAGATGGCCCGCTCCCTGGAACGCCTCTGGCCTGGAGTGGTGGAGACCAAGCGGCGCTTTGGCAGGCCGCAGCACTACATCAAAAATGCGTGGCAGAATTTCACCACGCCGCTGAAGCTGAAGGCTGACGCGCCGCCGCCCGACCCGCAGCGCCATCGCATGAAGCTGGCCCAGGTGAGGCCGATCCAGGCCGAGAGCCTGAAGACCTGGGCGAAAAACCTGAACGCCTCTGGAGTCTAAAAACGTGGGACGCCCGCCAGTGCCGACGCAGTTGAAAATCATCCGGGGTAATCCTGGAAAGCGCAAGCTCAACGCCAAAGAGCCGAAGCCGGTTGGAGACCTGAAGGAACCGCCTGCGCACTTCGATGAGGAGCTTCGCGCGGTGTGGACCTACGCCATCGAGAACGCGCCCGCAGGTCTGCTCAAGAAGATCGATTCCTCGGTGCTGGAGGCATGGTGCTGTTCCCATGTGCTTCACCGCAAGGCAGTCTCCGAGGTCCGCCGATTCGGCCTGCTCATGAAGGCCCCCAACACCGGCCTCCCGATTCAGTCTCCATACCTGCCGGTCGTCAATAAGCAGGCATTCATCATGATGCGGGCCATCGATCACCTGGGCTTCTCGCCCGCCAGCCGCACGCGCATCATGACCGGCGACGGCGTGCCGCACAGCCTCAGCGACTGGGAGGACATCGCCACCGGATAGCCGCCCATGCCCACTCTGGCGCGTACATACCCGTATGTAGCGCTCGGGTTGGAGTATGCCCGCGAAGTGGTCTCCGGCCAGCGGCTGGCCTGCCAGTGGGTGCGCCTCGCCTGCCAGCGTCATCTGGATGACCTGGAGCGGTTCAAGGGCGGCGCGTCTCCCTTCTACTTCGACGCCAAGGCCGCAGACCGCGTGTGCGATGTGGTGCAGCACTTCCCGCACATTCGCGGTATCTGGGCGAAGCACCAGAAGCGCCTGGAACTGGAAGCGTGGCAGTGCTTCGTGACGGCCTGCGTCTTCGGCTGGATGTGTACGGCCACCAAGACGCGCCGCTTCCGCGTGGTCTACATCGAGGTGCCTAGGAAGAACGGCAAATCGAGTTGGACTTCCGCCATCGGCCTCTACTTGGTTGCCTGCGATGGGGAGCAGGGGGCGCACGTGGTGAGCGCGGCCAACACCCGCGATCAAGCCAAGCTCCTATTCACCGACGCGCAACTGATGGCCCGCAAGGAGCCTGGATTCCGCTCCCGCTTCGGGGTGGAAGTGCTGGCCCACGCCGTGGTGCAGCAGGACACCGCCAGCCGCTTCGAGGCCCTCAGCGCCGAGCACTCCAACCTCGACGGCCTTAACCTCCACGCCGCGCTCATCGACGAGCTCCACGCGCACCCCACGCGCGGACTCTGGGATGTGTTGGAGACCGCGACCGGGAGCCGCACGCAGCCGCTCATCTGGGCCATTACCACGGCAGGGCTGAACCGCGCCTCGGTCTGCTACGACCAGCGCAACCACGTGCTCGACATCCTGCTGAAGCGGATCGAGGACGACTCCTATTTTGGGATCGTCTTCACGCGCGATGACGGCGATGATCCCTGGGACGAGCAGACCTGGATGAAGGCCAACCCGAACTACGGTGTGTCGGTGCATCCCGAGGGCCTGCGCACCGAGGGCAAGCGGGCGCAGCAGATGCCCTCCGCACAGGCGGCGTTCCTCACCAAGCACCTGGACATCTGGGTGAACGCGGCCATCGCATGGCTGCAAGCCGGAGCCTGGGACAAATGCGCCGAGCCGAACCTGGATATCGAGGACTTCGCGGGCCAGCCCTGCTACATCGGCATCGACCTTGCGCTGCGCAGCGACATCGCGGCCATGATGATCGCCTTCCCGCCCCAGGCGGGCCGCGACTGGTGGGCGGTCTTTGGGCGCTACTACTTGCCCGAGGACACCGTGAACCGGGGCGAGAACAGTCATTACCAGGGGTGGGAAACGATGGGCAGGCTCACCGCGACTCCGGGGGCCATCACTGATTTCGATTACATCATCGCCAACCTGGGCGACCTCGCGGCGCAGCACGACGTGCGCGAGATCGCGCTCGACCCCTTCGATGCGGGCCCGCTGATTATGGACATCGAAAAGGCAGGTCTGCCGAAGCCGGTAGAAGTGCGGCAGGTGGCCCCCAACATGTCGCCCGCCATGATCGAACTCGAAGGGCTGGTGCTCTCCCACAAGATCCGGCACGATGGCGACCCGATTCTGGCCTGGATGATGTCGAACGTCAAGGTGGCCCACAGCGGGGACCTCCTGAAGCCCATCAAGGAGAGCGACGAAAAAAAGATCGACGGTGTAGTGGGCCTGCTCATGTGCATCCATCGCGGGATGAAACACGGCGGCGCACAGGCCGATTACGAGAGTCGCGGTTTATGGGTACTTTGAAAAACCTCTTTCAGCGTGCCTGGAAGTCGCTCACGCAGGCCGCAAACTCCATCCGCTTCGGACTGGGAAGCAGCAGCGGCGGGGGCGGCATCACGCCGATCAACACGCTGCCCGGTGTCATGGGGCAGAATGTGGCCGTCAATTCCGCGCTGCGCTCGGCGGCGGTCTGGGCCTGCTGCCGCCTGATCGCCAATTCGATTGCGACCCTGCCCACCAATCTGTTCAAGGAGACCGACCAGGGCAAAGTCAAAGCCACGGGACACCCGCTGTACGGCATCCTGACCGGCTCACCGAACCCCATGATGACCGGGCCGCAGTGGATTCAATCTTTGCTGATGAATCTCCTGCTATGGGGCAACGCCTTCACTTGGATCGACCGCATAAGCGATGAGGTCCTGGGCCTGTGGCCGCTCAACCCGAGCCGCATGCAGGTGGTGCTGCAATACGACGGCACGCTGGCCTACTACTACTCCGACCTGCGCGGGCGATTCCACATCTATCAGGCTTCGGACATCATCCATTTCCGCCTGTTCACGCTCGATGGATATCTGGGCCTGCCGGTGATCGACTACCACCGCATGACCCTGGATTTCGAGAACGTCACCAACGCTTATGCCTACTCGCTCTACGAGAACGGCGGGCAACCGGGCGGCGTCCTGGAGTACCCCGGCATTCTCAAGGAGCCGCAAGTCAACCGCATTCGCGACTCCTGGAAGAAGACCCACTCCGGCCCCTGGAACGCGGGCAACGTGGCGATTCTCGAAGAGGGCATGAAGTACACGCCGCTCTCCGTGCCGCTGGCCCAACTGAACTACATCGAGGAGAAGAAATTCGGCGTCGAACAGATCGCGCGTATCTTCGGCGTGCCGCCTCACCTGATCGGCGCGATGGACAAGCCCACCTATGCCAGCGTCGAGCAGCAGTCCATCGAGTTCGTCCGCTACACCATCAACCCGTACGTGGTCTCCCTGGAGCGCTCCATCCGTTCCGCGCTGCTGGAAGATCCGTACTCCTACCGTTTCAACCTGAACGGCTTCGAGCGCAGCGACATCAAGACCCGCTATCAGGCGTATGCCACCGCGCGGCAATGGGGCTGGATGAGCGCCAACGATGTGCGGGAGCTTGAGGACCAGAACCGCATCGACGGCGGCGATGTCTACCTGACGCCGCTCAACATGGTTCCGGCCAGCCCGAACCCGGACGACACCAGCGAGACCGGCGTAGATGCGCCCGCAGGAGTTACCGCATGAACTTACAACACCGCTCCGACTTAGTGATTAAGGCGTTCCCGCTGCTCGAAGCCAAGGCAGATGAGAACGGCACCTTCAGCGGTTATGCCGCGACTTACAATCTCGACCTGCAAGGCGATAAGATCCTGCCCGGCGCATTCGCGCAGTCGATCAAGGATAAGCGCGGACAGGTGCCGGTCTTCTACAACCACAACGATTTCGACTGGATCGGCTTCTCTACTTCCCTGGCGGAAGACGGCAAGGGGCTGGCCATCACCGCGCAGTTGGCGATGAAGACCGCAGCCGGTCACGACGCCTATGAACTCTTGCAGGCCGCAGCCGCCATTGATTACCGCGTGGGCATGAGCATTGGGTTTATCACCAAGGATTTCGATTGGGACGGCGAGGTGCGGGTGCTGAAACGGATCGACCTATGGGAAGCGTCGATCACGCCGTTTCCGGCGCAGCCGAAAGCCTTCGTAAGCGACGTGAAAACATCGCGCGATTTTGAGAAACGTCTGCGGGAGGTAGACGGATTCTCGCGGTCTGACGCCAAGCGCATTTTGAACGCGTGGCAGGACTTTCAACGGTCATCGAGCGGGAGGCCCGACGACGCCAACCCGCCGCTCACGCGGCGATTGCTCTCGGTTCTTTGACCGAGCGAAAGGAAACGTTATGTCTCCCGGCAACCAAGACGAAATGGAATTGATTCGCAAGCTGCGTGCCGAATGGCGCGTGAACTGGGGTGAGCTTTTTGAAGAGCAGAACAAGAAGGGCTTCACCGATCCGACAGCCCGCGCCAAGCTCGACAAAATTGACACCGACCTGAACGCGAAGACCGATGCTCAGATCGCGGCGCAACAGAAACGCTTGGATGAGCAGGACGCCAAGATTCGCGCATTCGGGGAGCGTGGATCGCGGCCCCCCGGTGGGGGCGGTGGCAATGGCGATGAGGTTTTCAAATCGCTCGGGCAGAAGTTCGTTGAAAGCGAAATGTTCAAAGCCGCCCAGTTTACAGGCCGCTTCCACATCCAGGTGAGCCTGCCCAAGACGCGCATCAAGGCCGTGGGCACGATCATCGAGGGTGGCCCCACGGTGATTACGCCGCCTGCGGGCGCTTACCCCATCTTCCCCCGCCGCGTCGGACTGATCCCGCAGCGGTTTCTGAAGCCCGTCATGCGGGACCTGATTCCGGTCATCCCGCTGGACGGCACCAACGCCGTGGAGTATGTCACCGAGGACTGGACGCTCAACGCCGACTATCAGGTGCTGGAAGGAGACAAGAAACCACAGTCCGGTGTGACTTACACCGATCACACAGCGGTGGTCCGCACCATCGCCCACTACATCAAAATTTCGCGGCAGATGGCCTCGGACGTGCCCTTCATCATGGCCAGCATCGAGCAGCGGCTGGCTCTGGGAGTGTTGCTCAAGGAAGACAAGGAGATTCTGTACGGCGACAATTCCGCAGGGCACCTGTGGGGAATCATGCCGCAGGCCACTCCCGAGGGCACTTACTACCCGACGCCCCCGGCTACTGGCTCCACCGCCATCGACCAGTTGAACGCGGCGGAAACCTGGGTTGAGTCGCAGTTCTACTTTCCTACCGCGATTGTTCTCAACCCGACCACCTGGGCCGCTATCTCGGGGTTGAAGACCAGCTTCGGTAGCTACATCCTGAACGGCCTGCCGCAGTCGGAGGAGACGCCGCGTCTGTGGGGCCTGCCCGTCATCACCACACCGAACATGGGCGTGGGCGATTATCTGGTGGGCGACTTCACAGATGGCTGCGCCCTCTTCGACCGCGAGACCGTGATCGTCGAAATCGCCTTCCAGAACGAAGATGATTTCGTCCGCAATCTGGTGACGCTCCGCGCTGAGGAGCGCGTGGCCTTCGCCGTCTATGTGCCGAAGGCATTCGCCAAGGGGCCATTCGTCACACCGCCGATCACCGCGCCGATAACCGCAACCGCCGATAGCGGTAAGCCGTCCGACTCTGCTGCCGCGCATCAGCCGGTCATCACCAAGGAGAACAAAAAGTGACCATTCAATTCCTGAAGGACCACACCACCAGGGAAGGCAAGCATCATCGGGCCGGAGAAGTCATTTCCGTGCCGGATGGCATTGGCACCGATCTGGTCAACCAGGGCATCGCCAAGGAGCGCAAGGAGCACCAGCAGCCGACCGAGCGCAAGAGCGATGACCCCGAACCCGACGAGGCCGAGGCCGACCCCAAGGGCGGGAGCAAGAAGGAGTGATCGCGATGGCGATCCAAGTCCTGCTGATTCTCGCCCTGGTCTGTCTGGTTCTGGGAGCCTTCGACGTGAAGGTTCCCCGCCTCAATCTGGTAGCACTGGGCCTCGCCTTCTGGGTGCTCACCCAACTACTGAAATGAACGATCTTCCGCCCGAACTCCCGAACATCAGGGTGCCCACGCAGCAACTCGACAATTTCTACGGCCCTGCTGCGCCCGCCGCCCTGGAGGACCGGGATAACTTCGTGCGCGATCTGGGAACGCTGCTCGGTTACGGGAGCGGAGGCGTGGACGACGGGGGCGATACCCCGGCTCCCCCGGTCACGCCTACGCCTTCCGCTCGTGACCGAGAGCCTGTTCTGACCGTGCCCGAAATCAAGGCTCAGTGCCATATCGAACTCGACCAGACCTATGACGACGATTACCTGAAGCAACTGGAAATGGCGGCGCGGCTGCACACCGAGAACGTGCTGCGCTATGAGATCGACACGTCCGTGGGCGAGAACATCAAACAGGCCCTGCTCATCCTGATTGCCCACTGGTACCGCAACCGCGAAGCCCTGCTCGAAGGCCGCTGGCTGGTGGCACCGCTGGCCTACACCGCCCTGGTCTCGCCGGAACGCGACTACCCCACTTACACCTGAAGCTATGCCTGGAGTCATCAATCCGGCCATCGACGCGGGGGCGCTGGATCGGCGCGTCACTCTGCTGAAGCCGATCTACAACGAGTTCGCGGATGAGATCACCGCATGGGAGCCGGTCACCGATGTGTGGGCGGCGGTCAATCCCACCTTCGGGCAGGAAGTCAATCAGGCGGCGCGGACCATTTCCACTATTGCCGTGCCCATCGTGATCCGCTACCGCACCGACGTGGATGCGCGATGGCGTGTCCGGGACCGCGAACGGCTCTACGAAATCAAGGCGCTGCTCGATATCGCGCGGCGTCACGTGCAATTGCAACTGTCCTGCGAGGAGGTTCTATGACACCGAAGCCAACAGCCAAGGCGATTCTGAGCGACAGCTACGCGAACATGGAGGCGGTCTTCGATGCCCTGGACGCCTACATCGCGGGCACCACATGGATTACCTGCAACGCCACCGTCAATCTCGATGGCAGCGGCACTACGCATACGATGACCTGCCAAGACCGGCTCCAGAACAGCTTCACCTACTCGGAGCGCGATGCCGGGATTCGCGTGAGCATCCAGCCGGTGTCGGCCACCTTGGGGCCTGGGCAGACGCAGCAGTTCGTCGCCACCGCCACCAACCCGGACGGCACGCCGGTATCCGGCGCGGCCTTCACCTGGACGTTGAGCCAGTCTTCGCTCGGCTCGGTGGACGCGACCGGACTCTATACCGCGCCTGCCTCCATCACGCAGAGCACGATGGTGCAGGTCAATGCCGCCCTGACGACCGGGCAGTCCTGGGCCTCGGTGACAGTGGCGCTCCAGCC